ACCAGCGGCTCCATTAAAAAGTGCTGATGGTCAATCTGGAGCAGGTTCACCTCATACCAGTGGTACTGCTATTGATATTCAAGCAAAGGGACAATCATTTGGAAAACTTTCAGGTGACGTTGATAATCCTTCTGGTTGGTTGGAGAAATTCGGTTTAACCCGACCAGTAACATCTGAGTTTTTAATAAAGCAAGGAAAAGACCCGGCAAAAAGAGAAGATTGGCACGTTACCCCACTTAAAAGTATACCCACACCAGATGGTGGTATCGTTGCTAATAAATCAGGTAAAGCTGTCGATTTAGAATCTGGTAAAAAACCTCCCAACTATGATATAGGGAAATCTTCTTCTGAGATTGCAACCGAGCAACGAGGACAATCTAAACCACAAAATCCAACGTATGTTGATGCCCGTACTACAAACAATAATGTAGTGGAAAAGAATAAAAAATACGTTCCCGTTGCTGCATAAAAAAACCCCACACCTTTCGATGTGGGGTCAAAGAACAGGACTAGGTTTTAACCCTGTTCTGCGAGAGATCGGAAATAATCCACTTCATCATCATCTCCAAGACTTGGTGCTGATGTAAGAGTAGTATCTTCGGCTTTGCTACTAATTTGTGTTACACCATTCAAGCCTAGAACCAGAGTCAGTCGAGCTTTCAACTGATCATATGATTTAAAGTGCTTGGCATCAATAAACTCTTTGAGTGAGTGCTCAGACTTCCAAATTTTCTCAAGCTTTGCATCATCATCTGACAATGCTGCTGGTGTATCGAACTCGGACTTATCGTAGTTGCGATAACCTTCAACTTGACGAATCTTAATTTTGAAGTTGGCACCTTCCCAAAAATCAAATGGATTCATTGGTGTTTCATCAGCAAACTCTGGATTCATTGCCTCAGAGATTTTGTCAAAAATTTTCTTACCAAACTTATACAGCTTGATTTGACCTTCGTTTGCTGGATTCTTAGGATCAGAGATCACCAAGACGTTTGCAATGTAAGTAAGCTTACGTTTTTGCTTACGTACAATTTCTTTGTTTGCTTCAATACCAGAATTCCAAAGAATAGAATTGTGTTCGCATACAGGACATGCCTGAGAATTTGTAGTCAGACAATTATCAATCAACCAGCCACCAGTTCCCTGAAATGCATGATTGAAACGACGAACCCAAGGAAGAGCGTCATCGCCATCTGCTGCGGGTGCAGGTAGAAAACGAATGATTGCCATACCGTTTCCTGCTTTGTCTACTTCAGGTTGCCAGAAACGCTCATCGTCTTTTTCGTAGACACCTTCTGTTGGTTGACTAACCTTTAGTACTTCTTTGGTGAGTGATTCTGTGCTGCGACTGCGTTTAAGTTTTTCGAAATCCATTTGTTTACCTCGTATGTTAAATATTAAGAATGTATAACGTCTTGTCCACTTTATTCATGATCAACTACTTTATATGTATCATCCACGATTGACTTTAGAGTTTTTAAAGTCTTGTTTAGATCATTATGAATGATACCAATACCACCTGCCATATTAAAATCATCGATAACATCCTGCGTGTCATCAATTAATATCACATCAGGTTTCGCATAGTCAGCTTTTAAGGCACGACCAGGAACTATGTTTACCTTGAAGTCGATATGATTATTCTTTAACCATATCTCCTTTTGCTTCTTAACTGCTTCGTGGTGTGTACGACCACCAGAAGAAGAAAGAATCTCTATTGGTATATCCAGTGAAAGAACATACTTCAACAATTCTTTACCGCCAGGATACCACTCTAATGTTTCAAAATTATTACCGCTAACGAATTCATCCCATTTGTGATCACGTTTTTCACCACGTTCACGATTTTGATCTGGATTGATTTCCCATAACTCTTTATAACGTTTGGTGAAATCACTTAGCACACCATCCATGTCAAGATATATTTTCTGTATTTTCATTTAAAGTTTTCTTCAATAATAATTTGTACTTCGTCAAATCAAACTGTATAAACGGCGTGTACTTCTTTATCCGCAAACTTACTTTTGGATAGTGGATCGTATCCGAGATTTGTTTATCCCACCTTGGAATGAATCCAAGAATAGAATTCAGTACACACATTGTTTCCAATTGAATCTCACTGTGTAAATACTTCTGCAACAAATCTGGATACTGCCCATCTTGACACTGTAGCATAGCATTTGGGTTGCTGTCAAACAAATTTTCTATATCATTTGTAAAAGTATATGTTAATGACTGGATGACTTTTTGTCTAGAACGATAGCAAGCTTCTGCTTCATCCTGCAACAAATTACCCACCCAAACATTTGAATCAGCAATAAAGTTAGCAATTAAAAAATCCTGCATCATCTGTTCGTTAGAACAACGACGAGAAAGTTTATAGTATTGCCACTTGTCTTTCCGATTCTCAAATGCTTCTACACTTGTTCTTGATTTACCTCGATACTTCAGGAAATCGTACTGCTCTTGTGTAAAGTGTAACTTGAGTGAGGAAAATAAACAAAACGCTTCGTAGCCTGTCATATGGGTAAACGACTACCTTTAGTCTTCAACATATTCATATTTTCAGCTTGCTCATGTATTTTAGCTTTTAAGTTTGGAGAGATGAGTGTTGCTGCTACCTCAGTCTCCAAACCAGTTTTATTACAATACTCTATGATAGCTTCCAAATAATTATAATCCGTAGTTGCGACGATTTCTTCTATCTCACCTGCAAATTTCATCATCTCTTCTTTTGTTGGCATTATTTTTGGTAATCCTTAGAACGGGGCGACCAATCGTTACCATGATTGTTGAATTCAAACTTTGCACCGCCAGTAGTACCAGGCATTTCAAAATTTAATATATCACTGACCGTCAATGATTTAATATCTGCACTACTAAAAGACCACGATTGAATTTGCTCTTGTGTCAATGGTGCCATCGTTGGAAATTGACCAACCTTAGTTGAATACTTATCTTTGTATGAATAAGTTTCATTTGTGTCTAAATTGGTTACAGTCAAAGGTGCTAACTGTTCAATGCTCATCGTAGGCAAACTTGCAGTAGTCAATCCACCAAAAGGCCATCCATTGTTAGGCAAGTTATCCATCGAAAACTTATCTTGTGTTGGATTTTGCACTTGTGCTTCGGGTTGTCCTACCCATTCATCTTCCAACTCTTCATCATGATACAGTTCACCAACTTCACCTTCAATATTGTGTCCAGATGCAAGTAGAAATTTCTGAAATTGCTGAAATACCACAGATAAATCATACTCAGGTTCTGCCTGAAATGACATGCTCACATGAGTACCTAGTCTGTCAGTAAAATTGAAAGTATAACTACAAAGATCATCATCACTATTGTAACCACCAAGTATTGCTTGTTGTTTATACATAGTCCCCACCCCCATTTAAAAAGATTTCTTCCCCGCAAATGCTGCGTGTGTTATACAAATTATATCATCACCTCTGGCATAGGAGCAGCGCACTGACAATGGATCAATACCTTTTACAATTGCATTTTCAATGTTAGATGCCATCAATTTACGTTCATTAATGTAATAGATGCAGATTGCAGCTATCACTGAAAGTAGAACCAATGTAACTGAAAATATTATTATAGCATTCAAACTCTTCTGCTCCATCATCAACTTCTCCTTACTATTTAATATCGCCATTTTTAAACGTTCCCTTGTTTTACTCTGTTGTAGAAAATGTGCCTACCGATATAGGCAGTCCTTCTCATATTATTCCAAGTCGGTTTAACATAGTCTGCATGATAAAACAATGCCCCCTTAGATGGGTCATCATAATCTTCTGGATTTAAATAAAAATTTAATGACAAATCCACAATGTTATTGTATAACAAATTGCTATCAGGTGTCAATGCTTTTCTATTAATAATTGCTTTGGCTCGTTCTTCACAGAACCACGAAAATTGACATACTCCATATGCCTTTTGTTTTACTACACCACAATATGTGGTTGGATACTTACCACTAATCATACGATTACGGGTTACATGAGCAACAGCAATTTGTCCTTCTCTAGGTTCTTGTGCTGCCTCAAAATAAATGTTCTGTGCAAGACACTCAATCTCAGTTCTTGCTTCTTTAGTTAGGTCGCGTAGTTCTACATTCAATTTAGTCGGCACAACAATCTGTGCCATAGTCTGACCAAAAAATAAAATGAATGATGCAAAACACGCGCACAATAATAGTGTTAAAAAACGCATTATTTCTCCTTGTTAGTTAGGGAGGTGCCGAAGCACCTCTTGTCCCGTCAGGTAGATGATTTTGCTTTGGGTTTATCTACTGAAATGTTAGAAACGAAACCGTTCAAGGCTTGCGCCTTTGCGATGATCTCTGCTTCTGGGGGGTATGGTGGGAATACAGGATGGTCTGGAATCTGACCGCCATTTAGTTTAGCGGTTTCGACTTTAACAGTCCAATCAGTGCTTATTTGTTGACACTTTCCGTGGTAATCTTCGGAAAGCATATCTTTTGCCATTTTCAATAATTCGAGACGAATCTCAAAGGGTGTCAAATTACTCATGTGTTTCTCCTGTGTGTGTAATACTGGCGAATATGTGTGTGATGCCAGTATATCTATTTAGTCTTTATTTTCTTGACCAGTAATGCAATAACCGCCTTTGAATACATAAACATCAGAATCAACTCTTAGTTGTTCATATATTTCATTGTTGAAACACTTATATGGATCACGATAGTTCTGTGTTGCATAGTATACACCATAACCGATACCTGCGAGAACCATTAGAATAGGAATATATTTTAGAAACTTTACAATTTCTGGCATCAATTCTAACAGCTTCGGAAGAATATCGAGTAATGCTTTCAATCCCACAGTCCCTGATAGTATTTACCAAACAAACGAAATCCATTTTCCATTCGTTGACATTCTTCCCAAGATGCTGAACAATCATCTTTCACTTTCATCTCGAATGCAAATATCATTTCATTCATGATCCAATCCCATCGGGCATGAATATCATTTATGCCTTCTTTTACTTTACCTTCTTCATAAAAATCAAAAGTAAATTGAGGTTCCCAATCTTCAGTAGTTGTACCACGCAGATGTTCTGGTACATCTTCCATATCTGTGAATGGTGAACCGTGTTTTGTTTCCTTCAACTGCTTCAACATGGGTAGAATGATATCTGCTAACGTGGAATCCATTGACCATGTATCATACCGATCAATCTTCACATAACTGATTCGAGGATGAACGAATTCTAAAAAGTTCATCCATGCTACACAGATTGGATTTAAACGATCAGACCATTTCTCTATGATTGGTTCACTGTAATCAATCTCACGCCAAAAGAAAACCTTC